CTGCGGAGGATAACGCGACTTACAGCCGTATGGAGCAGGAGATCGAGGATCTGACTGCGGCGATCGACCGTCAGCAGAGAGCCGAGGCAAGGGAGGCTGAATTCAACAAGCCTGTGAATATGCCTCTTACCGGAAGACCTGCAAGGCAGGAAGTTGAAGAAAAGACCGGTCGCGCCTCCAATGCGTACAAGGAAGACTTCGGTGCGCATCTTAGAGGAAAGAGATTGGTTCATAATGTCCTTTCCGAAGGCGTTCAGGCGGACGGCGGATACCTTGTTCCGGAAGAGTTTGAGCGTCAGATCGTATCCGGTCTTGATGAGGCGAACGTGGTGAGAGGGCTTGCGAAGGTCATTACCACAAGCGCTGAAAGAAAGATCCCGGTTGCGGCTACCCACTCTACCGCTGCATGGACGGCTGAGAACGGGGCTTATACTCCGAGCGATCCTTCCTTTGACCAGAAAACCATTGATGCCTTCAAGCTTACCGATCTTGTGAAGGTTTCCATCGAGCTTCTTCAGGATTCCATGTTTGATCTGGAAAGCTACATTGCGGCTGAGTTCGCAAGGGCTTTCGGTATCGCGGAGGAAGAGGCGTTCTGTGTGGGTACCGGAACCGGTCAGCCTACGGGTATCTTTACCGCAAACGGCGGCGAGGTCGGCGTGACTGCTGCAGGTTCTACCGCTGTGACTGCGGATGAGTTAATCAGCCTTGTCTATTCGCTTAAGAGTCCTTACCGCAGAAACGCGAAGTTCCTTGCGAATGACGCGACTATCTCTGCAATCAGGAAGCTTAAGGATGGCAACGGTGTTTATCTCTGGCAGCCTTCCCTTCAGGCAGGTGAACCGGACAAGCTCCTGGGCTATGACCTTTATACCAGTCCTTATGTACCGCAGATGGAAGCAGGTGCTTTCTCTTTGGCGTTCGGTGATTTCAAGAATTACTGGATCGCTGACCGTGCGGGAAGAACTGTGCAGAGACTCAATGAGCTTTACAGCACCAACGGCCAGGTCGGCTTTGTTGCTACTGAGCGTGTTGACGGCAAGGTCATTCTTCCTGAGGGCATCAAGCTCCTGAAGATGAAGGCGTAAGGATAACGGATAACAGGGCTGCTGTATCAGATGATATGGCAGCCCGGATTTTGGAGGTGGAAAATGAGCGATTATAACGCAAGGAATTATACCGAGCAGGGCGGTGAGGTCACTCATATCGGCGGAAAGATTGTCTATGACAACGGCCTGATGCCGAATATGAGCATTGCTGACGTGACAAGCGATACTGTGGCAAAAGTCAGAACCAGTCTGAATGCCCTGATCACGAATCTTAAGAATGCAGGCCTCATGATAGGTGACGCGTTTACGATGCAGTATGCGGCTGTGACGGACAGCGTTGCCGGTCATGCAGACCGTTCCTATAACACGGGGAAGATTTCCAGTGTTGCGGTGGATAACGATGATCACATCATTACGATCACTTTATCCGATAAGGTGAAGAATCTAAAGGATTTCGAGGCTGGTAATGGCTGGGGCAAACACAAGTGGCTTGGAGTTGGTCTTGGGGTCGGGATCTCTCCGATCACCGGTCTTTATTACAACGGAGCTGCTTTGAGCGCTGAAGATGTTACGGAAGCGACTCAGTGTGGTCTGGATGCCGGATATTTTGTCCGCTGGGTTGCGGCTGATCTGGTGCTTGCCGGTAATAACACCGAGAAGTCCGTCGATACCTTTACACTCTGGGCGGATGGTTATGCGGAAACGGCGTATAAGCTTGTAATCGTGGAGCCGGATGCGGAGTAAGGAACATGGGCGGTGGAGAAATCTGCCGCCTTTATTGTGAGGTGATTTCAGATGACTTTGACAGTGGAAGAAATGAAGAATTATCTGCGGATCGATTTCGAGGATGATGATTCGCTTTTGGAAAACTTCATAGCAGCCGGGAAGAAGCAGTGCATGGATATCCTGCGGACGGACGATGAGGCGGACCTGGATGCGGCTCAGAATGGGAAGATCGCTGTGATGTTTACGGTGGCTTATCTGTATGAGCACAGGGAAGAAGCTGACCATCATGCGATGGATTTGACGCTTCGGGCTTTGCTGTTTGGCAGCCGGAAGGAGGGATTCTGATGGATGTGGCAGCTTTAAGATCCAAGGTGACGTTTCAGAAGAATGAAACTGTGACAGACAAGTACGGCAATCACAAGAATGCCTGGACGGATTATTATACCTGCTTTGCCACGATCGGCGGTGAAGGCCTGGCAAGTTCCAAGGAAGAACAGACTGCCGGAACTACGGTTGAGGATTTCAGTATGACTGTTTCCGTTCGTTATTGTCAGAAGGTTGCCGCAATCGATTCCACGCATTTCCGGGTGATGTTCATGGGTGAGATCTACAACATCGTGAACATCGACCACATGAACTTCCGGAAGAAGTCATTGAAGTTCACCTGCAGGAAGGAGCGGCGCTGATGGCACAGACGATAAAGATTGACCAGCTGGCGGATACTGTGATGAAGGGTATGGAGGAATACGCGAAGCTTGCTGCGGAGGACCTGAAGAAGGATGTCCAGAAGGCGGGCAAGACCGTAAAACAACAGATCGAAAGCACGGCTCCGAAGAAGACGGGAAAGTATTCCAAGAGCTGGGCGGTGAAGAAGACCAGGGAAACGTCAGATTCCATCCAGATCGTGGTGCATTCCAAGCGCTACCAGCTGACGCATCTTTTGGAGTTTGGCCATGCGAAGCGCGGCGGTGGAAGGACAAGGGCGTTCCCTCACATCGCGCCGGCGGAGCAGGCAGGTATCGAGCAGCTGACAAGGGATATCGAGCGTGACCTGCAGAAAGGCGGTTAAAGATGGAGATGTTGCTTTTGTTATTCGTGATCGCTCTTGGGGTTGTGGTGATCGGCGTAGCCATTTACCACGGTACCCGGAGGGGCGAGGATTGTCATGGTTATCCGTATAACTGCCCGGCCTGTCGTCATGCTGCGGAATGCATTATCGAGATCGGGAGGAAGAAGGATGACGCATGAAGACGTAATGCAGATGCTGGCTGAAACAGAGATCCCTTTTGCGTATGACCATTTCGCGGAAGGGGAAAGTCCTGATCCGCCATTCATCTGCTTTTTATTTCCGGGTTCGGAGAACTTTGCCGCTGATGATGTGGTTTATATGGAGTTTTCCAACCTGAGTATTGAACTTTATACCGATGAGAAGGATCCGGAACTGGAAGACAGCGTGGAAGCGGTGCTGAACGCGCATGAATTGTTCTGGAACAAATCGGAGGTATGGATCGAATCAGAAAAACTATACGAAGTGCTGTACCAGATGACGGTATAGCGGAAAGAGAGGTTAATTATGCCGAGTACAAACAACAAGGTGAAGTTCGGCCTTAAGAACTGCCATTATGCGAAGGCGACACTTGATCCGGATACCAATGCCGTGACATTTGGTACGCCTGTTGCGATTCCGGGTGCTGTGAACCTGTCGCTTGATCCGGAGGGCGATACCGAACCGTTCTATGCGGATGATATGGTGTATTACACCACTGTAGCGAACAACGGTTATTCCGGTGATCTGGAAATTGCGCTGATTCCGGAAAGCTTCAGGAAGGATATCCTGAAGGAGACTGAGGATGCGAACGGTGTTCTGGTGGAGGATTCCACGGTGGAGCCGGAGCATTTCGCTCTGCTCTTTGAGTTCTCCGGGGATAAGAAAAAAATCAGACACTGCATGTATTACTGTACAGCTGCAAGGCCTACGATTGAGGGCAAGACCAATGAGGATAGTAAGGAAGTACAGACCGAGAAGCTGGAGATCACGGCGACTCCGCTTCCGAACGGACTTGTGAAGGTAAAGACCGGTGCGAATACGTCAGATGCGGTTTACAACGGATGGTATTCCAATGTCTATCAGACAGAGCATGCACAGGTATCTGCGGTTCTTGCCGGGATCACGATTGGAAGCCTGCAGCTTACGCCTGCTTTTGATGCCGGTACCACTTCCTATACGGCTGAGACCGTGAATGATGAGGATGCGGTATCTGCTACTGCAGCAAG